CTAGAAACCTAATATTTCTCTTAATGATGAGAGTCGGTGAAGCTCTCATGAAGATCCGAACTATTCTTCGTTAATACTTCCTATGTGGAATTAGAAAGCCTTTTAAATGACGGATTTACATTGAATCTGCGAGATCCACGACCTTTTACTCCCAGGATATTGGGGAAACTCAATAGAGAAGGGTCCTTCTTTATCCCTTTTTAGTACTAGAGTCAGGTCCTCTAGCCCATAATTTTAAAGCGGGTTTTGCTCAAGACATGTGATGCCTACAACCTTTCACGTCATGGTTTTTTAGACAACTATAAATAGTAACAGCCTTTTACGCTATGGTTTTTAAGCAACCGACACCTGGTAACATGAAGTTTCTCAAACATGACGAGATATGTCAAAACTCTTGCCCAATTCATCAAAATACTTTTGGGTATCATCATGGTAAACACTCCTATCGTCGTTAGACGTAATCATGCTCTTCATATACACTAAAGCATGATCATAACTATTGAGAACGGATCCGACGAAAAATGACTCGTCTTCTATGTTGTTCTCAATCGCTATTTGATGTGCTACGCTAATAGGAGGGAAATCACGATTTCCTTGAGCAATAATTTGTCTCATACTCTCATCAACTTTAATGTCAGTAGGAAATTTCCCCGGAGACAGCCAAGAGATCCAGGCCGCAGGGATGTATTGAAAAGAATTTTTAAAATCAGAATAGCCTCTAGTCTTCTTCTCAATTTTGTTAATAATACTCGTTAAAACAGGATGACCAGGGCTAAGATAATACAAAGACAAAGCCATCATCCTCAGAATAAACATTTTCTTACTTCTTCTCAGATTTATTTGAGTTTTAACCCATACAACATTTAGACATTTAGGAATATTCAAATATCTTTTCCCGTTAACCCAAAGAGAACTTAAAAAATCAACATCTCCAGGACGAGTGCCTGGAGAGAAAACTGATAAATTGAAACCCAAACTCTTAATAAGAGACTGGTCCATTATACCACTTCTTGTTAAAGTATCATCTCCTTCAGCTAAACACCAATAAAGATATGGAAAGTTCCACCGTCTATCATTTCGCAACAAATCGAGGTATTTTTGTCTACCCATTTTCTTGTAGAAGCAAAAATGCAACAAAACTATGGAAACAAGCCCATTACCAATTGAAGTCCACGGATGACCACTGGCCCTTGTCTTCAGAGAAATTTTACCTCCTTTGTAG